ATGATTGATTACAAACCGGAAAAAGTATATGGGACTTCAGTTCTAACACAACCAGGGAAGAAAACAATCACATTAATAAATCTGGCGCTAGCAGACCTTAGAAAAGATATTCTTATTGAGATAAACAAGCTTACAGGGGAGGGGTTGATATGAAAACATTTCACGGGAACATTGGCGACTGTCCAAGTGGGTATGTTCTAGTGTCAAAGTTAGGGGAAGATTATTGGGAAATAGAGAAGATGATAGATTTTGAGAAAGTTCAAAGGATGCTAGCAGAAAACAACAGGGTCTTAGTAAAAAAAATATCGGAGGGGTTATGAGGTTCATTAAGAGGTTGATGGAGATTAAGGAAGAACAGTTGAAGCTAGAATTGAAAAGACTTAATGTTCTATCACACATTAGACTAGATATTGAAGAGATACTTAAACTGATGAAAGGAGGTAGAGATGGAAAAGATAAGAATAAGTGTAATCGATGCAAAGTTCGGAAAACCAAACGATAAAGGGGTATGCACTCCGTTTTGGGCAGTGACATTTGAAGATGGGCGTAAAGCGACTGCTTGGGATGAACAGATAGCGAGTTACCTTATGAATGATGTAGGGATTGGAGGAGAATGTAATATCGAATTAAAACAAAAAGACCAATTCACAAACATCAGGGCGGTTGATATGACTTCGGCAGTTAAGGGAGGCTATACTGTAATGGATGCTAAAGATGTGTCAATATCAAACATAAATCAACCTAACCCACAGGGCTTTACAAAGAACTCGGACTATAAGCCAAGCAGGGAGAACTCTATTGTATGTCAGTGTCTTTTGAAGATTGCAGGGGAAGCAGCATTAGGTTGTTATAGTAAAGATGGGACTGATGACTATGGAAAGAAACTTTGTGATTGTTTAACGGAACTGGTTGGTGCGTATAAATTGGGACTTACTTTATTAGATTAACCCTTTGATTTAGAGGGTTTCATACTCGGGAGGGAGGCAACGGATCGCTACCGTAGAATGTCCTCCCAATCATAATCATGGAAATATGTGAGGAATGTGGGGCTAAGTTTATGAAGCGTCGTAAGGATAGTCGATACTGTTGTAATTTGTGTCGTAATAGGGCAACGTGTAGGCGCAGTAGGAGGAAGAAGAATGAAGCGTAATATGAGTATAAGTTTTGATGAGGAGATATGGGAGAGTTTGCGTGATATGCGTAATTCGAGTGATTTTGTGAATGATTTGGTTTCTAAGGCACTTAGTAGTGGAGAACATGAGGCACAGGTGTGTGAATTCTGTGGGTCTAATAGTAAACCTATGTTGTGGATAATGCCTCAAGAAAAGCTTGCGTGTGAAGCGTGTGAGAAGGGGCTTGTATGGAAGTCTCAGCATAGTTCGCAGCTTAGCTATTGAAGAAACTATTAAATTAATTATTAAATTAATAGAAATAGATGTTTATATATAATGACGAAAACAGGTATTCCACCCATAAACTTATAAACCTTTTGGTGTATATATGTAAGTCACGATACTACCACAATCTTTATTAACGCACTCCCCCTTATAAATCTACGATTTATAATAAGCTCGGCTGTTAACCAAAGCTCGCTCGTTCGTGAGCTCTATTCTCCAGTGGAAATGGCTATATGGAGTTCCACAGGAAACAGGGGTATGTAGTGGGTACGTTTCCTATGGAGATTGGTTCATATATCAATGCTTGGTTATGAGCCGGCTATATGGCTGTTTTAAGCCATTCTAAGCCATTTTAAGCACCCCATCGACGATTGTTAGGGGGGGAAGGGTAGGGGGGGTCATCCCATAGGAAAATTTAAATAGTATGATATCCTCAAGCAAGCATGAAGCTACGCACACTAGACACTAAGTGGAGCAAGTCTGTGAGAGAGAGGGACGCCATGTGTATTATATGTGGTAAACACGATGGACAACTCCACGCACACCACCTAGTACCAAGACAATTCATGAAATTCCGCCATAATGTCGATAATGGTATAACGTTGTGCGTCCACCACCACGTATTCGGCAGATGGGCCGCACACAAGAACCCGATATGGTTTTCTAATTGGTTAAGATTAAATAGACCGTATATCTTCCTCAAAGCAAGCGAGAGGTTGAAGGATGAGGTATGATGAGTGGCAAGAGGAAGTATTAAATTATGATGGAGATTTATTACTTAACACAGGGAGACAGGTAGGAAAGACCACTATATTCAGTATCAAGGCGGCGGAGTACATGATACACCACCCTAAAGCACGAATAGTGGTGGTTTCCTTAACAGAAGACCAGGCAAAACTCATTATTGTGATGATATTAGACTATCTCGAGAAAAATCACAAGATGAAGATAGTCACAAAGGGGAAGAACAAGAAGACATCAAAAAGGATATGGTTGAAGAATGGTGCTAATGTCATAAGTAGACCGGTAGGCAACACAGGTGACGCAGTAAGAGGGTTCACTGGGGATGTCCTTATAGTAGATGAAGCGTCTAGAATGCCGGAAATGATGTGGAAAGCGGCAAAACCAACCCTATTGACCACAGGAGGTCAGATTTGGATGTGTAGCACCCCATTCGGTAAGCAGGGGTACTTCTATGAGTGTTGGGAGAACAAATCGGACAGATGGAAGGTATTCCACGTTAATAGTGTAGATGTCATGACAAATAGGGCTATTACTAGTGACTGGACACAAGAACTCAAAGAGAAGCAGTTAATGTTCTTAAATCAAGAAAAAGAAGACATGACAGAGTTAGAATTTGGTCAGGAGTATCTAGGGGAGTTTGCGGATGATTTGAGACAGTGGTTTGATGATGATTTAATAATGAGGTGTATGAAGGGGCAGACAATAGAGGGCGGTCATACATATCTCGGGGTAGATGTGGCGCGGATGGGTGAAGACCAGACCTCCTTTGAAGTTATCAGAATGAAGGACGACAAATTATACCATATACAAAACACCACCACCACCAAAACACTCCTCTCCGATACCACAAAACATATAATCGACGCCCATCGATTATATTCTTTTTCTCGTATCTTCATCGACGACGAAGGTATCGGGGTAGGGGTTTTAGACCATCTACTCGCAGATGATACGACGAAAAGGGTGAGTATAGGGATTAAGAACTCGAAACAGGTCGTAGACAAGGACGGCAAGACAATCAAACTCCAAAAGACCCTATTATACACTAATCTACGTATGTTAATGGAACAAAACCGAATATCTTTATTAGACGACGAAAAGGTCTTCCAATCCCTAAAAAGTGTTCAATATGAGTATACTTCTGACAAAAAAGGGCTACCAATGCTCAAAATCTTCGGAAAAAACACACATATCGCGGAAGGATTGATAAGGGCGGCATGGTGCATAAAAGAGAAAGGCTTAAATATCTGGTTTGATAGCATAAAAGTATAATGGTATGGGAACTATGCACAAGCGGGGGAGCAATAAGGAAGGCTGGTTTAAATGCTAATACTGCTATTACTATAAGCGCCGGAGCTTTGACTGCTTTTTATAATGATGCAGAGGGCGGACTAATAGAACAGACTAGGAGAGACTGGGTAGGTGGTGCTGGCAAGACAGAGGCAGGAGTGGTTAAAGCAATCGCGTCCGTTATGGAGTGTGAGATAGCAAAACAAATAATAAACTATGACCCGAACGCTTGGACGTTGGCGACAATGAAAGCAAAAGTAGCAGTCTTACAGGCAACTATAGACTCCAATATGCGAACCTTAACACAAGATGAGGCAAACGATATAAGGAGTGTGGAGTAATGGCGCCTATCACATTCGACCCATCAAGCCAACCTTTAGCGAATTATGACTATGTTGATATAATAGAAGGCACCGGGACAGTCAATTATAATGCGTGTGCGATGACTATAAGTGCAGGCACAACCTATTTCTTAGACAGGCAGGAGATGTATTCAGACCCGATATACACACAGGCTACGGCGAACGGGGGGGCGAGTTGGGTGAAAGCAATTGACGAAAACTTTGATATATTGTTTAACATACCACAAACATTAAAGGGGAAGGCGAGGGTTAATATAACAATCGGCGCGCATGGAGACTCTGGGGATGGTGGGGTAAGGGCATACGTGCATTTAAGGTTAAGACATGTTGATAAATTAGGGGCACCGACAGAGATAGCAGACGCACGTTCAGACCAGACACTCGCGGCAGGGAATGGATTAATAGACACAGCGACGAAGAATATAGAGATTAATATTACAAAACCTGCTTATTTCGCGGCTGGGGAAATATTAAGACTAACCGTGGAGATATGGGAAAAGTCTTTCACGGGTTCTGGGACGGGTTTTGTAGGGTTTGGTCACGACCCGGTAGAGAGAGAACAAACTTTAGATAATACACCAGCAGGGTATACCCAAATAACACTATCAAACGGGTGGACAACTAAAATGAATGTTCATATTCCTTACAGGTTGGACTTATAATGGCGAAACTATCAGCAACACAAGCGAGCACGACAAACGTAGCGGGGAGTATAACAGAGTTCTCAGTAGATAGCGCCCCGTTGGATGCGGCAAGCGACCTCAAAGAAACAGTCTGGGACTTTACTGATGCAGCGAAGAACATAGGGTATTACAAAGACATTCCAGAACTCAAGGCAGTTATTAACACATTGGCGACATGGACGGTTGGGAAAGGGTATGAACCAGAAAAAGGGGACACAGACCTTAAACAAATTATAGAACATCTGAGCGGGTGGGGGGAGGACACATTCCAAAGTATCATGTGGAATTTGGTGGTCATGAAGAAGATAGTAGGGGACAGTTTCGCGGAGATTATAAAGAGAGATGGGGTTGTTATTAATATTAAGGTTATCTCTCCCGAGAGAATGAGAGTAGTAGTAGGGAGGAATGGGATGATTAAGAGATATGAGGTTCTACAGGCAAATGGAAAGTGGAAGAAGATGAGCCCAGAGGATATATTACATCTGTGCAACGATAGGATAGGGGACGAGATACATGGAACATCTATGATTGATAGTTTGAAGTGGGTTATTGATGCGCGTAATGAGGCGTTGGTTGATGAGAAGATGATTAAGCATAGGGAACTCGCACTTGGGGTTTTGTATGTCGATACTGATGACGCCGCCAAGAGAGAGAAGATTAAGACAGCATACAAGGACGCAGTCACAAAGGGGGAAGTATTAGTATTACCAAAAGACCTCGCGGAGTTGAAGGATAGTAATGTAAGCCCTAAGGAGAGATTGGAGTGGATAAGGTATTTGGAGAACTTCTTTTATCAGGCCAGCGGGGTTCCAAGAATACTAACCACATCAGAAGGAGCAACAGAGGCAGGGGGTAAGGTGGGTTATCTAACATTTGAGCCAATCTATACAAGAGAACAAACAGACCTCGAAGCAGATATATGGAACCAGATAGCATGGGTAATTAAATTTAATAGACCGGCAAGTTTGGGTGGGACTATCCAGCAAGACGAAGCGAAGAATACTGGACAGGTTGGATTCCAACCGAATGATGTAGAGGCGACGGTCACACCAGAATAATGGCACCAGTTAAAAAGAAGAAGAAGACAAAAGTAGAAGAAGTATTTGAAAAGACAAGGAGAGTAAGGCCAGAGGCAGGCGTAATAACACCCGAAGTCCCTCAAACAGTCCCAGCACCAGTCCCAGAACCAATAGTAAAAGCCCCTCCAGCATTAGAAACATTCACAAGTTCAGAAACAGGGAGAGCGTCTGGTATAACTTTACCAGATGGTAGGACGTTCTTGGGATTAGGCCCCGAAGATGTCGAGGCAGTGGCAAAAGGGGAAAGAGAAAGAGTGGCAAGACCAGAAGGGACGGCGCCGGTAGGGACTGCGCAAGCAGAGGCAGAACAAAAACGAAGAATTCAACAACAAGTCGCACAGATAGGGCAGTTAGGGAATTTAACCGCAGCCCAAGAGGCAGACATTAATTTATCTCAAGCAGCAGCAGCCGGGGGGTCAGGCGCTATATCTGGAGT